CAGATGAATATAATTACGTACTTAGTTTGCGCGACTGGTGCGTATCTGTCGGCATGGTCCGATATGAAATTAAGCTTCGCTCCGAATATCTGAAGCGAGAGCGGTTTTGTTTTTGGGGTCTCTTTTCCGAGACCGACTTATGGGGAGTTCACGCTGAATTTCTTAAGGTAGGTGACAAAATGAGTCTTGAAGCATATGACGTCGTCAGCATCACTCAAGAGCTGATCAATAAAGGCGTCTGTAAATCTGTCCAGGCTGCTGGTCGAACTGCTGGCTATGCCTACGAGTGGATGAACGGCGCTGTATTTGATTTCAACAAGTCTCAGGTTCAAGAGCACCGTGCTCGTCTTCGTCGTATTGGAATTGACATTAAACTTCCCCATGACAATACACGTCACGGAGTTGTCTTTATTCACAATGTTCGCGAGGTTGAGCTCTGCCTTCAAGTTAGTCCTCCATCCTTTTATCGCGCTGCTAAACTTCCTCGCCATTTGCAGTTGGTGGCAGCATGAATCGTGTCCTTCTTCAAAATCGTGCCCAGACATTGTCCGAGCGCAATCGGCTAGATTTACAGCGTTCGAAGGCGTCTTCTTTCTCACCTTTACGCGCCCAAGTAGATGACACCTTGCGGCACATGGCCGAACTGAAAGAGCAGGGCGTTAAGCATGAGCCCCTCAACAAACTTGTTGAGAGCAAGACTGGCACTATTTCAGTTGCTGAAGGGATGGGCTTCTGATGAACCTGCTCGATTTTTATTTCAAGGCAACTGTTTCTGTAGCTTGTGTAGTATGGACGTTTATTACGCTTTCTTCTTACTTCGGCACAGTGGTCCATTATTGTGGATAAGTCTCAGTATCAACTCTTGCGCTGGTCTGTGGAGTGTCACATTGCTAACTCTATTTCTGATCCTATTGCTGCTCGCGCTCTCGCTGATGCTGTTATGCACGACTTTGTTAAAGCTATATCAACTGCACAAGTTGCACGCGCTGCCGGAAAACGTGCGTTTCGCACTTTCCGTCGTGACACCCCCTGCGACATTCCGCAGTGGGCATTTCGTATCCCGGGATCAAACTCCCGTGAATTTCAACACTAAGGAGTTTTCCTGATGATTATTCTCAGTGGCTTTGTTCAGGCCGTCATTATCAAAAACGAAGATGTCCAGGGCAAAAACCCTTACGCGGTCGTTGCAATTGATGATGTTTCGACCGACCGTGACGGCATCAGCCACACTATGACGCGTAAGATCATGGTTGCGGGTAACGATTACAAGAAAGGCCTGCATAACGCGTATCGCACTCATATCGGCGCAGAGGTCTTCGCACCTGTTCGTGTCGAATGTGAGCTGTTTAATAACAAGCCACAAGAGCGCTACACACTTCAAGGCCCGCCTTTGCACCTTGTTGATCGATCCGTAAAGAACCCTGAGCACGCCAAGGCCAGTTAACTACACCGCTCGCATAAGCCACTGAGGTCGTTATGTCTGACTCTGATGAACAAATTGATTATCAACCGGATTGCATGATTTGCGGCCAACAGTTGTTTGACGACGACCTGGCTAATGCGCTGGAGAATTACCGCGCCGATGATTACGCCTGTAGCGCCTGCCTCGCTGCCGCTGGGGACGCTTAATCATGCTGCCGCTCTGTGTAGTCCTCGACTCTGATAACCGTCTGGTCGCTCAAGGTGAGTTCTCAGGCGACTGCACAGGGTATGTTTTGCAGACTCCGGCAGACTTTGCCGGGTCAATGACAATTGCGGGCCTGTTTGCTTACCCGGAACCCGCCGCATTCGGGCTCGCATTTGGAACAACGTTCGGCCTGGTACTTTTCCTGGCCTGCGTTGCCTCTACTGTCGGAGAAGTCTCCGGCTTTTTCTCAAGTACGTCACAGGTAGAAGAACTATGAAACGTCTCAAAGAGCTGTTCAGCATGTCCAAGACTCAAGCAGCTGTTGCAACTTCCGTCGCCGCAACTGTCGCCGCACCGATGACTTTCGCCGCTGGCAATGACATCGACTTCAGCACCATGATCGGCGGTATTGCCGGTGCAACGGCCATCGCTGCAATCGTCTCCATGGGCGTTGTGAAGATCGGCCCGAACTTCGCCAAGTGGGCCGTGAACAAGGTTGCTAGCTTCTTCTGATTGGCGTCCTGCTGCACCGAGGGTTCCCCGCGGGGAGCCCTTTTTTTTCTCTTCGTCCTGCAGGTGGAAACATGATATGGCTCGTTATCGCGGCTTTTGGCGGATTTGTTACGGCTGGTGTTTGTTGTGTTGCATTCTTCCGACCGTAGAGGCCGCAACTAAGAAGGTGAATCTTCCCTCACTTTCACAGCAAGTTGAAAATGGTTCAGCCTCGTTAGCCAATGATGCGTTAACCATCAGCACGGCGATTGAAGGCGAATATATTCCAGCCGCAACTAAGAATGTTCCCGTGCGTGGCATATTGGGCGGTGCTGAGTTCGGCTTAAACACTATCAAGGCCGGTACAAGAGGAATAATCAAGGGTGGTGTTGCTGGTATTGTCGTCGGAGCCGCTCTCGACCAACTTCTTAAGGGGCTTGGCTGGGTGATGGAAGATGGCACCTTCGTTAAGAAGGGTGATGCTAATACGCCGACCCCTACAACTGGTACAGCCGCAACTAACGGCGGCAATTACTACGTTTGGGAGGGTGATCACGGTTCAGTTTTATCCAGCGCTGAAGCTGGCTGTTTTGCATTGCTCCGAGAGACTGGAGTTGTACAGGCTTGGGGTGATCGCGCAATTCTTACGATGGACTCTATTCATGAAACATACGCTGAATGCCATGCTGACAGCAATAGGGGTGATTTTCTTGTTGGTGTTACCACTCGTAGGTTCGGCAGTGGATGCCCTCCAAATTCTGATTACAGCCAGACTAGAGGTGCTTGCTATGGCAGTGCCTATATTCCATTGACTGACAAAGATTTCATCGACATGGACACTTGGATTAATAACCAAGATTCCAACTTCGTTAAAGGTATCCTCAAACAGCAGTGTGCCGGTTCTCTTGCGCCTGATCGTTGCTATGAAGGTTTGCGTCAGCGACAATTAGACATGCGTGGTCCTAGCTCGGTAGATGCTGGTAGTACCACAACAAAGTCAACGCATGCCAATTCAGATGGCACCACGTCCACTACAACAACGACTACAAATAACAAGTACGATATTACTTACGGTCCTTCTTCTTTTACTTATAACAAGTCAAGCACGTCAACAACGTCAACCGATGGCAAGCCCGGCGATACTACTACCACGACCGAGCAACCGTCAGATGAAGCCGATCCAGACGATAGTGATGACGACACCGATGATAAGACTACTCCGTCTCCCTGCTCAGGCGCGGGCTGTGATGGCCCCAAGTATGAGAAGTTGTACGAACCTACCAAGGACACCAAAGAGAAGGCACTAGACAGTTATGCGAGCCGTGTGAAAGCGCTGCCAATAGTTGCCTCTGTCGCTGGTTTCTTTACTGTAAGCGCATCTGCTGGGTGTCCTTCTTGGTCCACTAATGTTTCATTCGCTGTATTTGCCTCGATGTTTTCATACGATTTGGTGTTCGACTTCTATTGCCAGCCGTGGTTTGTCTCGATGGCTCAGTACGCCAAGATTGTTTTTTCCATCGTATGCGCTTACTTGGCATTCCGTCAGGCCATATTAGACTGAGGTATTTATGCAGGCGATTATCTCCACCATAGTTAGTTGGTTCGGTGCCATCCTTAAATGGTTTGCTCGCATATTTGAATGGCTTGGCGGTCTTTTCAAAGACTTCATGGCATTCATCCTCGACTTCCCGTTAAAGGTCTTGCAGGGGTTTCTCGATGGTGTTCTTTATCTTCTTGGGATGATTCCTGCTCCCGAATTCCTCACTCAATACGGTTTACAGTCTCTCTTTAATCAGTTGCCCGAGGCGGTTCTCTACTTTGTTGGTCTTTTTGGCATACCTCAAGCGCTCGGTATATTGGGCTTGGGTGTCGGCTTCCGTTTAACTCGTAAATTGCTGACGCTTGGTCAGTGGTAAGGGCAGGGTGGTTATATGATTTTCGGTAGTGAAGGATTGCCGCGCTCTGGCAAAAGTCTTGAATCCATGCAGCATATTGTCGATTCGTTGGTTAAGGGTCGAACCGTTGTTACCAATATCCATGGCATTAACCGCAAAGCGATTTCTGAATATTGTGTTATCCCGCTTCCGACTGTTGATCGTCTCCTTATCACTCTTGAGCATCCTTTCGAGGATCACGAAGAGGAAAAGGTCGTGCCCTGGGTGAAAGAGCAATTTCTCAACAATCAGGTCACTGATTCCCTCTGGATATGGGATGAAATCAACCAGTTTTGGCCTCCTGATCGTCAGCCGCTGTCGGCCAACTGGGCCAAGTTTGTTACCGAGCATGGTCACTATGGCATCGATATTCTGATCATGGGTCAGGACCTCACAGAGCTTCACACCACGTGGCGAAAGCGGCTCCAGCGTTATACCCGATACACGAAGCTCGACATGATGGGTAAGGAGGATTCGTTTCACTGGGCCAGTTATAGCAACGCTGGCCGCAATCGTTTTAAGCGCACCGCAGAAGGCAAGAAGCCCTACAACAAAGCGTTTTTTCCCTTGTATAAGTCGCACCGTGATGAAACTCAGAACAAGGACAACTACAAAGATAAGCGCTACGGCATTTTTCAAACTAAGCACAAGGTTTACGGCCTGATATTCGTCGGCATTTTGATTTATGCCCTCTATTACCTCTGGAGCTTCTTTCACCACACTGAGGTCGCCAAGGTCCCAACGTCTGATCACACCAGTAGCCAGGTCGTCGACAAGGCCCAATCCAAGCCTGTTGATGTTCCTGAGGTGAAGACAAAACAGGCCCCAGTTCCAGAGACGCAGGGCGGTTCTGTTGCCGCTGGTGTCCAAGCAGCCAAGGCCGAACCCATTGACTACTTCGACAAGTTCGCTAGTCAGTACGATTTGCGCCTTGCAGCTATCCTTGAGCGTACGCCAGTAGAGGGTGACCAGCGCCCATGGCTTGAGTTTCAGATTGATGTGCTGGACAGTGCTTATCGCGTCAAGGAACGTTTCAACCGTGCTTCCATAGCGTCCCTCGGATGGACCGTAGAGCGCACCGAGTACGGCATCAAATTGTCCAAGCAGAACGTCGTCTACGTGGTTCGTCCTTGGCCGCTCGAAAACTTTGGCAAGGTTCCCAACAAGTCCCTTGCAGAGCAAAGGCCGAACCCGGCGGCGTCTCAGCTCGCTGAGCCGCCACAGGGTCGGCCAGCTTTTGGTAATACGCTTGCTGGTAACTCTGGCCAACGTTTCACTGTGGTCGAGGACACCAGTCGCGGCGGCAGGAGTGTTCTGAAATGATAATTCCCGATGGATTTACCGGTGATCTCACCGCGTTTTACATGACGATTGGCGTGCTTGTTTTCGCTTTTTTCGCCGTCCCGTTGCTGCGCTGGCTTTTCCTGGGCATCCCACCCTGGAAGGATTAGAGGCTTCGCATAATTTCTAGACGTTATGGTACTTGCGGCCATCGGCCAGAATCCGGCATCGGGATAATCGCGCAGCCCCGGTGCCGGATTTAGCCATAACGTCCATTATGCGCTGCCAGATCCTACTGATATCAAAACCGTCGCCGGCACGATCGCACCAGGTACGATTCTGATATCAAATCACTCGATAGAGCTGATATCATTTCTTTACCTGGTCAGCTTCTGCAGCAGACCGCTTTGATATCAAAACTGAGATCTGACCATGCACCTGATCGTTCGCGACTTTCCCGATGACCTCGTTGAGCTGCTCAAGCGCTCCACCAGTTCGACCGCTGCTAGCAAAGCAGTCACCAACGCCTGCTATGCGTACGTCACCCAGCGCGACCAGCTCGAACGTCAGCGGGCTCGCATCCTCGAACTGGAGACTGCGCTTCGCGTTCAACGCCAGGTCATCGAGGGTGCCCGATCCGCCGCGGCTCTTCTGCTCGATCACACCGCCCAGGGCGACATGCTCACCCACGTTTGATATCAGACCGCTCGCCCAGGAGCGCATCGAGCTGGCAGAACTGATATCAATCTCCGGCGCGCCGTCGCGCTCCTCACTGATCGCCCGCTTTACCGCAACGGACCAATTTCGCAAGTCAGCTCGGTGGTTGGTCCCGGAGGCAATTCACGCAAGGTCACTCGGGGTAGGCCTCTGGCCGCAGGGGCTAGCCCCTGTTCGTAGCGAAGGCGGAGACGCTTTTAGGCTCTGATTACCTTGGCGTTCTTGAACACCTGGTGCGTTGTATTTCGTAGGATCAGTGCCAGGGCTTCTGCGGTTTCCCGGTTCGGGATTTTGATGGCGGCCTCTGCCGGCTCTTCTGAGCGCGTCATGAAGCCTGTTGCGGGTCCGTATCGGACGTTGATGCGCGACTCTTCAAATGCGATCTGGATCAGCTCCACTCCATCTTTTCCGACGATCTTCCAGAGTTCTTGCATCTTTGCGTTTTCCGGTCTGGCGGGGTGGGGGTGCTGTAACACCCCCACTTTACCCCGGAACCCCGGGGTTTTCCGTCTATCTCAGTGCTTCCTGCTCGTAGCCAAATAGCACACCTTTCAGGGCTATTTTTGCTTGATTCCTGATCTCCAGTGGGAGTGACTCAAATCTCTTCAGAATAGGCCTCAGGTCCTCTGATACCGATATTTCTGATTTGTCAAGTAAAAGCTCGTCGGTTGTAACTTTTAGCACTCTCGCTAGCGCCACGACTTTGTCGGCTGACGGCATTGATGTACCTGCCTCGTAAGCTGTGTAGCTCGATTTGCTTACCCCTGCTGACTCCCACACCTGTTCCTGGGTCAAGCCGGATTCCGCCCGAAATCGCTTTAGGTTTGCGCTTAGTGTCATGGCTGTCTCGGTGGCTGTGCTCATATGTTCCTCAGCGTAAACACTGTCCACCTGTACAGTTCCGGTATCCCGATATATTTCTGCTTGCATTCTGCTATGGCTCATGTTTAGAATCCTGCCATTATTGTACTCGAATCCCGATATTGACAGGATTTCAGCTTGGAAGCTCTTTCTACCCCCGACAGTGCGTCTCCTGGCTTTTACGATTGGGTAAAGGTTTATCAGGAGTACCCGTTTGACCTCCCTAAGAAGTCAAGCCGCATCATTCGCCATTTTGATGGTGAGACCGACGAGCTTTTGGCTGAGACCGCACCTGCCTTCATGGCTGAGGGCAGCTATTGCACGAGCATGCGCATCCACGTTTGTGGTCGAAAAATTACTGTCGATGGCAATCCTTCGCGTATTAATCGCCTCGACAACGTTTTTGGCTTAACAACGCTTGATGATTGCATGCGGGTCATTAACTCCATTTTGCTTGAGCTCGGTTTGCCGGTCATGACTCGCTGCACTCAGTTTCAGCGCCTTCATAATGGTGATGCCGTAGCCGATGGTGCTGTTTTCCAGCGGCTCGATCTCACCAATAACGCGTACGTTGGAAAGAGTAACGAACGCGCCTATTTGCGTGGTTTGTCTAGTCAGCGTTTTCGTCACTCAATCGGTTATATCTATCCAGATATGAATACTGTTGTATGGACACCCAAAGGTGGCGAAAAGGCGGGTCGCCTTGTTTATCCCGGTGTTTATAACAAAGCCGCAGAAATTTCAGCGC